GGTAATACTGGGTCATAATCTACTTTTACATTTTTGATTCCAGTTAATACTTTATTAAGTAATTGTGAACGTATGGATTCTGATTTATATAACGGATCATATTCAGGTTTACTTGGATCCATCTTTAATAGATTAGATGATGCCCAAACAAATACAGCATCATAATTGTCAGAAAGTTGTTTAATGATATCCTCATGTGCGAGTGTTGGTGGATTAGCACTTAATGCATATAAAACAATTCTTTTAACAGGTGTTTGACCTCTTACTATTATTTCAGCACCACCAAATTGTTTTTTTTTGAGTGATTTTTTATGATTCATTTTAAATTTCATTCTAGATAATTTATTATTAGGACGTTTCCTTAAAGATAATCGTTGAATACCATTTTTATTTATACTTTTTTTTTTATTCATTATATAGTAGTATTATAAAATAGTATATGACTAAATAAAAGAAATATATATATAATGGATAATGAACTAAGTATAATGATTCATAACTCAGACAATGATATAATAGAATCTAGAAATCATTTTAGTCATCATATTGATATGCGTGAACTTGAAATCAATCACTATTTAAAAATGTGTAAAAAATACTATACATATAAAATAGCTGATAAAGTTTTAGGTGATTGTTCTATATGTTTAAATACAATAGAAATAGACAATAGAATATATGAATTAAAATGTAATCATATATTTCATGTAGAATGTTTAAATAAATGGAATAAAAATACGTGTCCCTACTGCCGTAGTAAAATTTTATAATCTAGTTAAAAAATAGTAGAGAGCTAACATTGGTTCTCCTGTGGACTGTGTTTTATAAGCTACACCCGCAATATCTAGGTGAATCCAGGGTGTATTTTTGGGAGCATATTCAGCTAAAAACATTCCAGCCATAATAGCGCCAGCTGTTATATCATCACTAAAGTTACGGTAATCAGCAACATTACTATGTAAATATTTTTTGAAAGTTCGATGTAATGGTAGTTTCCAAAAATATTCCCTAATTTCATCACCTATATTCATAAGTTTATCAGCATATTTATTTGCGAATTGATTACACATAAGACCCGTTCCTAACCCGCCGAATATACTACGAACTGAACCTGTTAGTGTAGCTATATCAATTGTTATTTTAGGATTATCTATATTTTTATCCGCCCAACAAAAAGCATCAGCCAGAATAACTCTACCTTCCGCATCAGTATTGATAACTTCTATTGTTTTTCCATTACATCCTTTTAAAATATCTCCTGGATGTATCGCTTTACTACCGGGCATATTTTCAATAAATGGCATAATGCCAATAAAATTTCCGCTAACTTGATTTATCGACAGCGCTTTTATTAAACCCCACACATATAATGCTCCAGATTTATCAGATTTCATATCAGAAAAATTTCCGCGTTTTAAATTTAGACCCCCCGAATCAAAAATTACACCTTTTCCAAGAAGAACAACCGGATTATCACTGTTTGTTGCGTATGTTAATACTAACATTTTAGCAGGCTTATTACTTCCATGATTCATGCCTAAAATATAATTCATGTTTAACTTTATTAAATCATCTTCTTCAAGTATATTTATTTTAACGTTTTTTGGTGTATTATCAAGTATATATTGATTTATAGTATATATATTCATTATATTGGGGGGAGAATCTATAATATACCTTACTTCATTTATAACATTTCCAATTACACTACCAAAAGGTATAGTAATATTATGAATTAGATTAGGTGTTTTATAATTATATGTTTGAATAGTAATAAAATCAATTATATATTGTTTTAAGTTTTCATTATACACTTCATCTAGATTTAATGTTATTTTTTTTTTAATACTAAGTTTTCCTATTAAAATTAATTTTGATAATAGTTTATCAATCGATATTTCATTATTTAGGTCTATATATATATTATTTTCTGTGTTGATTCCTTTTTTTAAAAATATTTGAAATTTCATATATAGTATAATAAGATTATATTACAGTTTTTATATATTCAGTTTTATATGAATAATCTCAATCATTTGGTATAATTCGGAGTTTTTGCTCTTCTACGTTAACATTATATCATTTCGTTAATGTTAGTAATGTCCTCTACAATATCTTTTTAAGATATAAATAATCAATTATTAAAGTTATGAATACGTTTTTAATAATGTTTTAGATTATAACTATCAAATTGATCACCATAATAAATATCTTACTAAAATATTTGAAAGAATATTAGCTATGTCTTACTAAGTATTATCTATAAAAAATAATAATATAAAGCGAATTTTAGAGTTTCCATGAAGTAGAATATTTGGGACTATTGTATATAAAATCATTATCGGTTCCTTCTGAATATCTGTTTAAATTTCGATTTGGTTTGTTGTAAATATTATTATCAAAATTAAGAAAATTATATTTTTTATTCATAAAATCAACAAATTCTGTCTTGAAAAGATTTTGTGAATTGTTCCAAAATTCATAAAAGTAAATACTATCAATATAAAGACGCACTCTCATTCCTAGATTATTATTATCAAATAATGTTGGGTCTAATAAAAACATATTTTCAAAATAATAGGTTATTTTATTATAAATTAAAAATAAAATATCTTTTTCTTTAACTGTTATATTGTCAAATATGTTGTTTATATGTGTATCAGATGAAGGTATTTGAACTTTTTGATATAAAATTTTTAATATTAATTTATACTTATTTTTGTTTACCATTAAAAAATCATCAATTTTATTAAAACCTGCGATAATATTATCAATATATTCTTTTTTTTTTCTTGCGCATCGAGTAAGCTGTCAACATAAAATCCAATAATTGTACTCGCAATAATAATACTAATACCAATTCCCTCCATAAGAGCAATATTGTCATAATATTTAGTAGGAATATAATCAAAACCTTTAACTAATAGAATAAATATTATAATACTTGATATTATAAGTAATAATATTACATAATTCATAATATATAATATACCTTTAAAATATATTTATTTAGAATGGCTATATTTATTTATGTTTATGTTGCCATGTGGTAGAATATTTTGGACTATTGTAGATAAAATCATTATCGGTTCCTTCTGAATATCTGTTTAAATTTCGATTTGGTTTGTTGTAAATATTATTATCAAAATTAAGAAAATTATATTTTTCATTCATAAAATCAACAAATTCTGTCTTGAAAAGATTTTGTGTATTATTCCAAAATTCATAAAAGTAAATACTATCAATATAAAGACGCACTCTCATTCCTAGATTATTATTATCAAATAATGTTGGGTCTAACAAAAACATTTTTTCAAAATTATAGGTTATTTTATTATAAATTAAAAATAAATTATCTTTTTCATCTGGTGTTATCTTGTCAAATAAGTCGTTTATATCCGTATCAGCTGAAGGCAATTGAATTTTTTGATATATAATTTTTATAATGGAACTATTATTATCATAATTATCCATTAAAAAATCATCAATTTTATCAAAACTACCAATAATGTTATCAACATATTCTTTTTTGTCGGATTCTTTCTCTTTATATATATTAATATAATATGCCATAAACGCAGTAGTTATAACTAGAGATATAGCAAATCCTTTCGTTAAATCTATATTCGTATAGTAGTGTTTTGGTATGTACTCTAAACTTAGTACTATAATTATAAAAATAATGTTACTAATTATAAATATTAATCCCAGAATTAAAAAATACATATTATATTATATAAAATGATTAAATATATATTAAACAACAATTATTTTAAACTATTTATAAGTATTGTAATTATTATATTATTATATATTATTTCAAATCAAATTTATAAATTATTAAATAGAAAGCGTATTTATGTCGGATGTCTATATTCTAAAACAGGGGTAATAGGTGAATCTTCTAATAAAAATTATAAAATATTATTAGAATCTTTTAAATACAGTATAAAAAAATATGATTGTAATATTGAGATCATTCCAATATACACTTCCTTAGGAGATAATCTTAATCAGTTTAGTCGTTGGGTTGAAGAATGTGTAAATAAATATAATATTAAATATTTTTTTGGTTGTTGGCGTAGTAGTGAAAGAAAACAGCTCATTCCAATACTAAAAAAATATAATGTTCGTTTATTTTATCCATTAGAATATGAAGGATATGAATCTTGTGAAAATATTTACTATTTTGGAGCAACACCGAATCAGTATTTAATACCAGGTTTAAAATATATGTTTGATACATATCATTTTTACAATGATGTATATGTAGTTGGTTTAGATAATTCTTCTTCAAGAATATTATTACGAATTATAAATGACTTAATTGGTCATAAATATAATAAAGAAAAATTTAATAAAAATCTAAGTTATTTTAAATTATATCCATTAGGTACAAGTAATTTTTCAGATTTTTTTACTACAATGTTTAAGAAGAATCCAAAAGGAGCAATTTTAATTAATATATTAGAAGGGGAGTCTTTTTTTGACTTTTATAAACAGTTTTATACTATCTATCAAAAATATTTTCCAAATATAAGTAAAAATTTATTATGTAATAATACAGAATTAATTCAATATTTAGATAAAAATATTAATAATGAAAAAATACATATTACAAATCGGTATCCATCAATCTATTTTAGTAATTATGATAAAAAATTTTATATAAAAAATAAAGAATATATTGAATTAATTTTCAGCTCTAGTAATTTCTCTAATAATATAATAGATGATGATGTTTACCGAATATATAATGGAGATTATGGAGAAGAAACTGATTTTAAATTTTTGAGTAACTATAAAAAAAATAGTGATAATTATATAACAGAACCTGAATATTGTACATTTATATCTACCCAATTTTTTGTAAAAACGATTAAACAAATATTAGATAAAAGATTGAATATACATGATACAAATATATATGATAAAAACAAAAAACAAGTAGTAACTTCAATTGCTGGATCTCATAATATGTTTAGTAATAATCATATTAGTTGTCATTTTATAATGAATATTTTTGATACGGATACTAATCTAAAAATACAGTATCAATCTTTTAATGATATTGACCCAGATCCTTTTATGGGATTATATGATAAAATATTTACAGACAATGATGGAAAATTATATTATTCATCTAGATATTTTTTAGAATAATTGTTGAAAACAACCTAATCTGTTCGAAAATTATTTCAAAATGTTCTTTAGTTTAATTATTACTTTAAGATATTTTATAGTATAAATAATAATTAAACTATATTATAATGACATTCCTATTAAAAAAAATAATAAAATTTTTTATAGAGTTTTTTTTTCATAAAATAGATATTTTAAAATGGTTACCCTTTTTGAAAAATAAGTCAGTTTATCTATTTATATTTATTTTTATGAGTATTAAGTTGCTAAGAAAATATTATCATAAACCTTTTCAATTATTACCATTTTTAAATAAAAAAATAATAAATGCTACGATTGATATTAAAGAAAAGTGTAATTTTGAAATAGCTAATTTAAATAGTAAAATAAAGGATAAACTAGATATAGAAATTCATGGTCTACCTACAGAAGGATTATCAGATAATGTTATTATCAAATATATTAATACATTAAAGGAGAGTGATACTAAGTATAAATTAATAAGTGGATGTGTTTATGATAGTGATAATAATACACATAAATCTATAATGATGACCGCTTATGAACAATTTGCGTATTCAAATCCAATGCATGGTGATATATTTAACTCTGTAGTTTATATGGAACGAAATATAATATCTATGATAGGTAAACTATTATTTCATAAAAATCCATGCGGAACAATTACTAATGGTGGAACAGAGAGTTTATTTTTAGCAATAAAATCTTATAGAGATTTTAAACATAGTTCTAATCCAAATCTAGTAGTTCCCGATACAGTTCATTGCAGTATTGATAAAATATCTCATTATTTAAAAATAAAAGTTATAAAAGTTAAAACGGACAATGAACATCGTGTAACTGCCAAAAAATTATTAGATAATATTAATCATAATACCATTTGTGTGATTCTTTCTGCTCCATCATATGGATTTGGTATTATGGATGATGTATCTAACATAGCTCCGTTACTTTATGCTAAAAAGGTACCACTACATGTCGATGCTTGTCTTGGAGGATTTGTATGGATGTTTCTAGATAAAACTATAACTGAAAAATATGGATTTAATATTCAAGGTGTAACTAGTATTTCGGTATGCTTACATAAATATGGATACGCACAAAAAGGTGTGTCATCGATTATTTATCGTGATGAGAACTTACTTAAATCACAATATTTTGCTACAAATGATTGGGATGGGGGATTTTATGTATCTCCTTCATTTTTGGGTTCAAGGAGTGGCGGGCTTGTCTCTCAAGCTTGGGCTGGAATGTTATCACGTGGTTATAATGTATATAAATCCAATGCGGTTAATATTATTCATTTATCAGTCTATACGTTTGATCAATTATCTCAAATAGAGGGATTGAGTATTTATCCACGTGATTTACATATTGTATCTTTTTCATATGGAAAAGTAACATATAAATTGTACGATTATTTAAGTGAAAAAGGGTTTTTATTAAATGCTCTACAAAATCCTCCGGCAATTCATTTATGTATAACATTATTACATAATAAAGAATTGATTGATGAATTATGTAATGAAATTAAAAACTTTATATCTAATCAAAAATCTATTGTAGTTGTAGAAGGTATTGCTCCTATTTATGGTATGCGCGCTGGTATACCAATTTATGCGAATGAAATTATTAATGTGTGTTTAAAAATGTATCTTTCTAGTAAATATTGTAATAATTAATAATACAACTTTATTTGATAAAAAAATTGAATTAAAATTTAAAAATACATATAATAATATAATTATACAAATCTAAGATGATTATTCCAATTCGTTGTATGACATGTGGTAATATGATTGCTAGTAAATGGAAGATGTATCAAGAAGTACTATTAACGTCAGAGACTACAGCAAGATCAAACTTAATCACAAATGATATTGAAGATTTAAAGCACGAGACAGCAGAATTAAAGGCTCTAAACGCGGTTGGGGTGAATAGATATTGTTGTCGCAGGCATTTGTTAGCTCATACTGATATTATCGATATACTCTAATTGATATATCTGGCAATATTATTGTCTATAGTAAAAATTGGTAATTTTGTTTTGATTATCTCATATGCTCTTGAACGACTTATATTACAAACACTTGATAAATAATATATAATTACAATCAGACTAATACGGCGTCCATTATCACAAACTACTATAACATTTTTATTTTCTGTATAATGAAATTGTATTAATTTTTCAGTTGCTTTTCTGGCGAATTCATCAACTTTTTCAATATATACATAATTAAGTTCAACGGGTTGACTTGTTTCAAATAGTTTATTACAATTTAATATAGATTTGATTTTTTTTTCTTGACACCATTCTAGATTGTCAATTTGTTTTACCTGACCTAACCATAAACCTGTAATTATTTCCATTAGTTATATTTTAACAAATGGATAATAATTTTAAATAAAAATTTATAAATCACTTATTCTTCTATTTGGTGGATGATCCCGACTTAATTGATAAAAAGGGTTACCAAAATTATTAAAATTTTTGACAAAATCGTTCTCTAAGTCAATTATATATTCGTTATCATCTTGATCTAATTCAATTTCTTCTATACTATCACTTTTTTCGATATAATTATCTATTTGTTCTTCAATTTGAGCATCCTCCATGATAATAAATAGATTTTGGTTATTACGATTATTATTATAATAGTTTTCACTATAATTTTCTTTTTCAAGTCGTTCAATCTCCTCAAAAACCTTTTTAAAATCACGTCTAAAATTATATTGAGATTGACACGGATTTTTTAATAGTGAACTATTATAGACTGGCTTATCAAATGTCTCTATCTTTTCTATCATTTGTTGTAATAATTCTAATTTATAATTGCTTAAGATAAAAAGATTATCACCTTTATATTCTACAAAACTACTATTACTAAACATTTTCATAGATTGAATGACTTCAGTCACTAGTGCATGGTCAACTAGCCGATTTTTAAATTTATATTCTCCATATTTTTTTCTATTTAATTCAAATTCATTTTCTAAATTATTTAATTCATATAGTAATTCATTCAAACTATCACGTGAATAAGCACTTACAATAAATTTATGTTGTTCCGTTTTATATTCAATATATGAACCATTTTTAACTTTTCCAGTAATATCTTTAATATGACATCCATTTTTACCAATGATAAAACTTACAGATTCCGGTTTTACTATTTTTTCACTATATATTTTTTTATCCATTTAATATAGATAAGTATAGTATATTCTTTAAGCTTTTACTTTGTATATTCATATATATTAATTCAATTTTTTGTTTATAATAATCTATATAAATTTAAAATCCATATAAAGATTGTATATAATATATATAATAAGATATCAAATTCAGAATGTTTGGAAATATGGACATAATAAAAAATATATTAGATGCTATTAGTTTATATAAAACTAATTTTCCACTGGAAGAGCGACAAATATTAGACCCTTTAACTACTATGATAAAATTAGCCCTATTAGGTTTTAAACCCGATGGTACAAAACTAGCAATTGATTCAAATCGTATTTATTTTCAGGAACCGACAATATTTCAAGGTTTTTGGCGTTGGGCATATGGTAATAAACGTTATGAATTACATCACCTATTAAATCCTATACTTAAGGCTGTGAAACGTTATGATATTAATAACCCTTCTATTAAAATAATATTTCAAGGAGCAGTTATTGGTTTAGATAAATTAAAGAGTAGTTATAATAATGCTAGTAATGTTGTAAATCATAGTTTAGATTTATACATGAGTATTATAAATAATGTAATCGTTCCGGATACAAATCGAAGTAATACTGTCTTCCATAGTGTTCAAGAAGATGAAGAAACAACTAGACAAATATCAATATTTCAAAATCTATGGGCTGAAGATGAAATAGTATTAGTAGCGAATATGATTACGCAAATACAAAATAGTAAAAAGGATGCTAAAACATATATAGACGCAGTGAATACAATATTAATCATGAAAGAAGATAGGGCAAATGAATTAATTAGTGAATTAACGCGCCGACTTTAAATGTTGAAAAAATTGAAAATTTATGAATATGTATTTAAAGATAAAAATATATATACATATTAAAAAACATGGATGATATAGAAAAACTCTTTAGATCTCGTAAAACTATTTTAGAAATGATTAGTGATCGTGGATATGTAATTTCAAAAGATTTAATCGTTGAAAATAAAGATGATTTTAAAAAGTTATTCTATAGTAAAAATCTTGACTTTCGTGTAGAACAAGAAGGCAAAGTTCCTATTTATATAAAATGGATGTTAAATTTTAAAATTAAGCCAAATATGATAAAAGAAACGATAGATAATATTAGAGAAGAACACTTTTCAAATAATTCAACAAGTAAAATTATATTAATTACAAAGGCAAAACCTAATACAAATATAAGTAAGATATTTAAGGATAAAGAATTTCGTGGAACGGAACTATTTTGGTTAAATACTGTAATTTTTAATATTACTCATCATATTTTAGTTCCAAAACATACTAAAATGAATGACGATGAAGTAAAAAAATTATTGGGTGAATTATTTATACATAATAAATTTCATTTACCACTGATGTTAAAGAGTGATCCTATTACACGTTACTTAGATTTATCCTCGGGTGATGTATGTCGTATTACAAGATACAGTCCTACTAGTGGGCAATATTATAGTTATAGAGTCGTTAAATAATTTTTATTTCTCTGGAATATGATATAATGAAGCACAAAACATCTAATACATATTTACAAAATAAGTATTATATGGATACTAGAACATATAAGATACCAATAGTATACTATGGAGATAAAGCAATGATTGATCCGTATTCATATACGCAATATATGAATAATGTTCACCAAGTTACTATTAAAAAAAATGAGCAACCCGTTAAACAAATTGAAAAAAAAATTATTAATTTAGAAATAGAGATTAATTCATTAAATGATTTAATATCATTAGCTAAAAAGGTTGATATTGAATATAAATTAACTCCGGACATTGAATATAATATAGATTTAAGAATGATAAAAAATTTACTACCAGAGATGAATAGTTTAAATGAAATGATAGGTCAATCGGGTCTTAAGTCGCAGGTTGCTCATCTTATATTATTTTTTAGTCTACATCTTGACGTTAAAAATGAAGATTTACTACATACAAT